GTCGATTCATGCAACATACCACCATAACAAGGCATACAAATATGCACTTTGGTTTTCTTCAATTCTTCAATATTTACTTGTATCTTGTTTGGATCTTGTGCTGGATCATCTTGCACATCATTTTTACTAACTATTTCGCCGGTAGTCTTTATTGGATCAACCATAGGTTCCTCACGTGTTAATTATATACGTATTTAATGCTTTATATATTGTAGTGCGAATTTATCTGATGTCGCCAACAGTAACGCCTGTTGTACGTTTACCTTGCATGAGATCATTGAATGTTTTTACAAACACTTCTTTGCGACTTATTTTTTTATCAATAATTTTCTGCGTTTCAGTATCTTTTGTAGTGTAGATATCCATAAACTTTTTTGCCATCTTTGGTGAAACTTCTACAGTTGTTCCATCATCAAATTTGATTGGAAACTTTTGTACATCATTACGTCTTGCTATGTTATCTAATACTCTAAGTGGACGACTTTGGAACACATACTCTTGTAGTGTTTCGTCTTCTGGCAAGTAATCTTCTGTCTTTGTCTTTCTACTGTTAAAGTAACTATCCATCTCTTGGTCAATTGTTGGTAACTCTTTTGAAAATCCTGATTCGTTGCTTATATCAATCTCAACGTCTTTTTTAATAGGTCGGGCACCACGTTTGTTCTTAAAACTTTGGTACTGTCTAAGTGCGCCTACAAGTGATTCCATAGCACCTGATTTGTAAATCACATACTCTAGATTGTCATAGTTCTCATCTTCAAGCATGTCAGCAAGTGTACGCAGTTTGTCACCAAGGTTACTTTTTAAACTTGCTTCACTGTGTGAACCCATACCACCTGCTGGTAGTATTGCAACTTCATCGCCCTTGTTGATAATTCTTGTTTCATGTACCTCATCATCGTGCATTAATGTACCATCTGGCATCACATGATGATCTTTTGGAATTGGCTTACACTTCTTGCTCTGTCTGCAATAGTATTCACCTGGACCGCATTTTTTATCTTCGGCCATTGCTTTGTTAAATCTTGCTTCTAAATCATCATCGTCATCTTCAAGTTCACTTGGTAAATCACCATAAGGAGTATCACGCTCAAGTTTACCACGACTGTTCATTCTTATATCTTCTACAGTTTTCTTTATAGAACCCATTGGCATTGCTATCAATTCTTTTTCTTCTGCAAGCACTGTATTAAAAATTTCTATTGCTTTGTTAGCAACTGGACCACTACTCATTGGGTACAGATTGTTTACCAAGTCTATTTTCTCTTCGTCACTCATACCTGACCACTTGGCACGTATTTCTGTAGCACTGGTCATTCCAGGACCAAACTGTACAGTTGGTAGATAAGTCATAAAGCCGTGTTGTTTCATGTTTTCAGGCTTTTGTCTTTTTAATGGTTGTAAGTAACTTGCACTGCCATCTTTCTTAAAGCCACCTGGCATAGGTGACACGCCACTATCCTTATCACTGCGAACAAAAATAAGTTGTGTTGTTTCAGGATCATACAAGTCTGTGATCTCTCGTGGTTGAAACGGCGATTTTACTTGCACAAATCTGTGTGCAGGAATACCTGCTATACCAGCAAGTTGTTTCTTAAGTTTGAATGGAAATGGTCTGTTGCTTTTGTCATCTGTTGCGGCAATGAATACATCTGCTTTAGGAAACTGTGCAACGGCTGCATCATACAATGCTTTGTGTCCTGCATGAAAAGGATGAAATCCTCCGGGTATGATCACTAATTTCTTCAACATCTCTTGTTCCTAATAGCTCATTGTTATTGGGCCAATTTTACCACTATCAAACTGTGATACTATTGCTCGAACCCATGTGTACTTACCAGGCAAATATATACTGTAGTCTGTTGAGATTGCAGTTGACCCATCGATAGCACTGTCTCCAGGAAATGTATATACATCAAACCAGTCTTCTTCTATTAGTCCTGTTGGATAATCTGCAGGATAACTGTCTACTGTTTTTGGATCTGTGTCTAAACTTGCTTGTATAGTAACCACTCCAGGAAAGTCATCGGCGATAAAACGTATGTTTTGTCCATTGCCTTGACCATTATAATAGCCAACACCTTTTTGTCTAGTACCAGTAATGGTAACAGTTCCAGCCGCATATGCTGTTTCTGCGATTAATACAAGACTGCTTGACTTCATGTTACTCTGCTTTTGTTAGTTCAACAAGAACATTTGCACTTCCGCCTTCAGTTGCCAGTTGCGTAATTACTGCTTCTAACTGTGAAATTGTGTCAGCAGTAAGTATGTCTCTCGCAGGAGCATCGTCACGTACTAGTTCGCTAAGTGTAATTGTGATTGATGTTGTGTTTATCTTTGCCATATTGTTATTTATCGCTTTCTAGTTTTGTATTTCATTGACTATCACGACACCATTCTCATTGATCTCACCACCACTCACTGTGGTCTTTGGTTTTGATTTTAGACTTACTCTACGTTTCTTGCCTTTTATAAACAAGTCAGCAGTTACATGACAGTTTTCAAGTTTTTCAAATAGTATCTTCTTACTTAAAGGAACTTTGATTAGCTCATCAATTTTACGTCCTAACGGTCTTGCACCCATTTTAGGATCATAACCCTTCTCAACTAAATGATCTACTAAGGCCTCAGTGACAATAATATTAATGTTCTTGGCTTTGAGACTGTTTCGTAATTCTCCAACAAACTTTGCAACAATTTTTTTAATTGCCATTGGTTCAAGTGACTTAAACTTTACAATTAGGTCCAATCTGTTTCTCAACTCAGGTTTGAAGTAATCCTTAACTGCTTTATCTTCGCTACCAGTTTTGGATAGTTCTGTACCAAACCCAATGTTGTTGCTTTCGTTATCTCTGGCACCCAAGTTTGAAGTCATAATAATAACACAGTTTTTAACATCAACAGTTTTGCCATTTGATCCTGTGATTTTTCCTTCGTCCATCATCTGTAAGAATATGTTTGCTACATCTGGATGTGCTTTTTCAATTTCATCAAACAACAATATACTATAAGGATGTTTACTCACATCACTTATTAATTTACCACCACCTAGGTTTGAGTCATCATATCCAACAAATCCTGGAGGTGCACCAAGTAGACTGCTTACTGTGTGTCTATCTTGATATTCACTCATGTCATATCTCAGCATGTGCATTTCTAAGTTTTCACTAAGCAGTTTAGCAAATTCTGTTTTACCTGTACCTGTTGGTCCTAAGAACAAAAATGCTCCCATTGGTCTATTCGCACTGCCAATACCTGCATAGTTTACGTACAGTCTCTCCAACACTTCATTGACTACATGGTCTTGTCCAAATAACCTCTGTTTGATATTACTATCAAGTTCTAATACCTTATCGCTGATGTCAGTTGATACTTTGGTTTCTGGAATGTTTGCAATTCTTGCCACTTGCACGTCAATCAAATCTTCAGTAACAACCAAGCCTTCTTTGTCTTTCACACGTTCAACTGCACAGGCGGCATCAATCAAGTCAATGCTTTTATCTGGATTTTTCTTGTCATTCATATACCTTGTGGCAAGATCAACTGCTTTGTGTATTGCCGGAGTGTCAATTTTTACATTGTGAAACGTTTCTAATCGTGGACGCAATCCTTCAAGTATCTTAATAGTTGTCTCTTTGTTGGGTTCGTCGATGCTGACTCTGTAAAAGCGTCTCATTAACGCACGGTCTTTTTCAAAGCTCTCGTAAAACTCTTCCCAAGTTGTACTTGCAATTACTTTTAGGTTGCCTTTTGTGATTGCTGGTTTTATCATGTTAGCAAAGTCTAAACTACTGCCGCCAGTTGACCCAGCACCTTTCATTGTATGTGCTTCATCAATGAACAGTATACAATTTTTCTTTGTTTCTAAGGCGGCAATGACATCTTTGAGCTTTTCTTCAAACTCGCCTCTATACTTTGAACCTGCAAGTAAACTGCCTATTTCTAATCCCCATACTTCAAAGTTTTGTATAAATTTTGGTACAGTGTTTTCTTTGATACGTGTAGCAAGTCCTTCTGCAATAGCAGTTTTACCAACTCCAGGATCACCTACCATTAGTACATTGCTTTTAAAACGTTTTGCTAAAACAGTAACAATTTCTTCTAGTTCAAATTCACGCCCAATCACAGGTTCGAGTTTATCTTCTTTTGCTAGTTTTGAAATATTAATACAATGTTCGTCTAGTATGTCGTTTGCTTGATCAAGAGGTATTAGATTTTTGTTGGCGTTTTTAAACTCATAAAACTGTTGCCAGTGTAATACAAAATCCTGTTTAGTAATACCGTGCTTTTGCATAAAATACACTGCATGACTGTTATTTTCTCCCATGATAGCAAGCCAAAGATCAATAGTAGCCATACTACGTCTACCACTAAACATAACCTGTGTAAGAGCACGGTTGAACACACGTTCTAATGCATTGGTTTTCCTTGGTTCTTTTTTTCCGCTTTTGAGAACTAACATTGCTTGAGTATCTAGATACAAATTAAGGTCATGTTCGATTGCTTCCGGACTAGATCCAAAAGATTCGATGCATTTCCAAAAACGATTATGTCTTACTAATGCTAATGTTAAATGCTCAACTGTTACATATTCATGCTTCTTATCAGTTGCAATTTTATGTGCTTGTTGAAGAATTTTTTCAATTTCAGGATTATTCTGCATGTTGCTCCTTAGTTTATAGTATTTATTTGTATTTTCTAATGGTCTCAATAACTTCATCAGGTATGTTGGCTGGAAGTGTTGCTTTAAGTTTCACAAATATGTCTCCAGGATTGTGTCTATCTCTAAACACTCCGCACTGTCCTAATCTCATAACTGATCCAGGATTGGTACGCGGAGGTATGCGTAAATCATATTTTTTTCCAAGAATATCGATTACAGTTACGTCACCGCCGATTATCAAGGTCCAGAAATCAACTTTGATTTGAGTGTGCATATCCATTCCGTTGCGTTGCCACTGTGGATGGGGTCTACATCTGAAGTTTACCACCAGGTCTAATCCACCAGGTGCGGCTTTAGGATAACGTACATTTTCTCCATGCACAATACCTTTAGGCACATCTATTTCAACATTGCTTGTGCCCAGTGGAGTTTGTACTCCTATTATGCGTTTCCCTCCACGTATTGAATCTGCTAAATCAATTGCTATACTTATTCTAGCCTCTGGAGGAGGTTGTGGTTGACGTTGTTGTCTAAACACTTGACTAAAGATATCTTCAAAACCAAATGGTCCACGCGGTTGCTGTTGTCTTTGGTCTGTTGATCCTGTATGATCATAGTATGCACGTTTGCTTGGGTCTTTGAGTATATCATATGCATTGCTGATTTCAGCAAACTTGTTTGCATCACCGCCGCGGTCAGGATGGTGCTCTTTGGCTTTTTCTTTATAAGCTCGCTTGATAGTATCAGCAGTTGCACCTTTTGCAACACCTAATGTGCTATATGGATTATTCATAGTGTATTATACTATTTTTTTTGTGTCTTGTCAAGCTCTTCTGTGACAGACTTTTCGTAGTAAAGAATAATTTTGTTTTGTTCTTCGATGTATAACTTTATCTCTTCCATGTTTATTGCCAGTGCTTCAAAACTTTTTGGATCAAGTGCATACACAACAAAACTTCCTTGCATGTTTTTTACACGTTGTATAACTTCATTCAAGTTCTTCTCAGTAATCACAACTATGTTTGCATCTTTAAGAGACAGTACTTTTGGTCGCGGCACAACTTGAATGGTTGGCTTGTAGACTTCGACTTTTGTTACAATTTCTTTTTCAGGTTTCCAAGAGCAACTACTTAACAGTAGCAGACTCAATAGACTTGAAAAAACTATCAATTTTTTCATTTATTCTCTTTTCAGATGCTAGTGGATCTGCTAAACTGTTTTTAACTAGATCAGTTTTTGCCAACAGGTCCTTGATTACTGTGTTTGCTTTACGTGCTTTTTCTAAGTTATCTGAGAGTTCTTTAGACAACTTTGCTTGCTTTACTGCATTCTCATTCATTGCTGTGATTTTTGCTGATAAACTTTTATTACTAGATTCTAAGTTAGCATTATTAGTTCGCAGTGTTGCTATACGTGCTTGTGTGTCTTTGTAATAAAGATACACTCCGTATCCGCAACCACCAAGTATTGCAAGTATTATCAATAATGCGTATATTCTAGCCATTAGTCGTCTATCTGTACTGCTCTCATACGTGCTACCAGTCTGTCTGCACGTTTAGTTACTTGTTTGTACCAATTTGAATCAACCATTTCGTCTGCGGCTGAGTTCCAATCTTTGGTATCTACTCCACGTTTCATACCTTTGAACTTGCTTAATCTTGGACGACCCATGTTAAACATCATGTTGGCAATTATCAGTTGGACTTCTTCTGGGAGGTCATCAAAGTCAGGATATAGTCGCTCGCAGTCTGCGAGGACTGTTTGGACGTCACTGTCAAAGGCTGAATTGCATCTATCTTCTGAGACAGGCGTTCCAACCGGTTGTCCATGTTCTGGGTCACTATCAATAACCAAATGACCAATACCAAAAGTAGGCAACCCGAGATGGTCGAGGTATATTTCATTAACTGAGCCTTCGTCATATGCGATCTCTTCTCTAAGTTTATCTATGTTCATTACTTACATCCTCTTATTATATAGGTATTTATTGCATTTGTCAAGTATATAATTAGCAGCCTCTGCATGTGCTTCTTCAAGTGGATGACTGTTTGGCCCTGTTTCAAAACTGTTGTGCTTGCTCCATTCTAAAAAACTCATACCTTCAAAGTCCACTATGTGTGGTAATACTTGCTTTTGTAAATTTGATGCTGCAGGTTTCCAATTGGTGGAAAACGCAGTGGCTGGCGGTCGTATATTGTTGTAGGTACGACTATATTGTGTATCTAAACAAGTCATAATAAAATCAATGTTATTTTGTTTTAATAAAGAAATAGTGCTGTGTATTTGTTGGAAGTTTCGATACAAGTTCCAAATTTCACTATCTAAATTACGATAAAAATAATGATCTAACTTGTCCTCGTGTTGCGGATGAGTTGTACACCATTTGTCTGTTTGAATATCAACATAATCAAACCTTTCAAACCATGACCAATTTACAATGCATAATGTATCTTGTGTGAATCGAGAAGCAACTGCCCAACTAATCCATTGATTGCCTCTTCCACCAAGAGCACAACATCTGTAATCACAATTGAGTGATTTTGCAATCAATGCAGGCCATGTAGATTGACTATATTCAATAGTTTTATCAGGCATTTGCTCTGGGCAATCAGCCAACTCATCACCTCGAGTGAAACTATCGCCAAAAGCGACAACTCTATTAAAGGGCATTTACATTCCTGCGTTGGTTAACAGATTCTTTATGTCTTGTGCTTTTTTGTCTTTGTTGTATATAGCTTTGGGAGGAAGACCGGCTGCAGTTCTCATCTCATTGAGTTCAAATTGCTCACGTTCTCTATATTGTTGTGGTGATGTTGGTACAAGTTCATTGTACGTTTCTACAGTGAAAGGCATTTCTTTGCCTTTATAACCCATGGTCCAACCGTCACCTTCATATTCAGTTAGTGTGCTGAAGTCATCTAGTAGTTGTACAAGATTATCAGCAGTGTAACTTCTACGTTTCATTTCAATGTACACTAGAAATCTATTGGGTTTAACTTCACCTGGGCTCATATCAGCGTCTAACACAAAGTCATAACCTTTTTCAAACCAGTTAACAAGATCAATTGCTGCTTGTCTATCTCTAACAAAGAAACTTGCAACAACTATTTCATCATCGTCGCCCATCTTTGATGAAAAGTCATCAATATACATTGTGTTCTTAAGCATGCCTGCTAGGTCTTTGTAGCCTAAGCCTTCTGTTAGATTAAACTTGGACATCGATATTTGCATCCATTTCTGCTTGTGTACCTTGATCCATCATTGCTTGCTGATCCAAGTCTTGATCATATGCATCATCTAGATCTTGTAGGTCAACTGTTTCATCTTCTAGTTCAACAGAACCAGTACGTATATCAGTCATCAAACTTTTTGGCATGATAATTTCTACCAACCAAATTGGCTTTTCGATTAGACGTGCAACCTTAGTACCAGGCTTGAAATCACTGGGTGACGTAACTTTCAC